CAATTAATCTAGTCTTTAACCTTTTATCATTAAACTGTACTAATATATTAGATTCCTTTATATCCCCGTGAAAAACTTGTAAATTATTCATTGGTATAATTCCATTAACTAACAAATCAATTAATGAATTGTTTAATTGAATAAGATTCGCGCTATCAAAATGTCGGTCTATAAATTTATCAATATCAATACCACCATTTGGCATATTTAATGCTAAAAGTTTATTGAGTGATGAATTTACATTTTTAGCCTTTATATCTTTTTTTGTTAGTGCTTTACACTTCTTATTGTATTTCTTTAAATCATCCCTTGTTAGTTTGGATGGCTTACAAATGGAAAAACCATCCAATAAAAAATAGTCGGAATAATTAGGTATACTCTTTAATACATGTTTGAATTGCTGGATAGTTTTGTATTCGTCATTGGCATGCTTTTCTGTCATAAGTTTACTAATATTATTTGTATCTATTCTAGTTTCATTTTCACATTTTAACGCCGGAATAAATATACAGCCAAAACCACCCGACGCAACGACTTCACCGCCTCGTATATTTTGTTTCATTTGTTAGTTCTTATATTAAACGAATATAAAAATTAACATACATATTTTTACTCTTTACTTTTTGTTCCCTTATTGTTTTTTCTCTTTCTTCCTCTAGTGTTTCTTCGCCTTTTACCACCGAGTAATGCGGCTGCTGCTACTCCAACGGTGGAAAGCGTAGCAACTGATAATACTGCTTGAGCCTTTTCAATCATATCGTTGATACTATCCTTAATTTCTAGCGAATCATTCGCCGTATCTGGATTTTTGAGTAATTCGTATAATTTTGCTGTAGATTTACTCAATTCTCCAACATTTTCCGTAAAATTCGTTTTATTTATGGTTAGTGTTATTGTATTATCGACTTGTTCTTGTTTTTCTTGTGCTTCTTGGATGTCTTGTGCTTCTGCTTGTGCTTCTGCTTGTGCTTCTGCTTGTGCTTCTGCTTGTGCTTCTTGCTCCGGATTTTGTGGTTGTTCTTCAGCTACTTGTTGGTCTTGAGCTACTGGCGTTGCTGGTTGTTCTTCATCTATTGGTGTTGCTGGTTTTTCTTCTGGTATAACTTGATCTTGTTCTTCTGGTATAACTTGATCTTGTTCTTCTGGTATAACTTGCTGTTGTTCTTCTTCATCTACTGGTGTTGCTGGTTGATCTACTTGATCTACTGGTATAACTTGCTGTTGTTCTTGATCTACTTGATCTACTGGTGTTGCTGGTTGATCTACTTGATCTACTGGTATAACTTGCTGTTGTTCTTGATCTACTTGATCTACTGGTGTTGCTGGTTGATCTACTTGATCTACTGGTGTTGCTGGTTGATCTACTTGTTGTTCTTGGAGTGGTATTGCTTGTTGACCTTCTGGTATTGCTTGTTGACCTTCTGGTATTGCTTGTTGACCTTCTTGTTGTTCTTGGACTGGTATAACTTGTTGTTCTACTGGTGTAACTGGTATTGCTGGTTGTTCTTGGAGTGGTATTGCTTGTTCTTGGACTGGTATAACTGGTATCTCTGGTTGATTAGCTGGCGTTACTTGTTCTTGGACTGGAGTAGCACCATTAGCCGATTCTGGCTCACCACCATACTTACCTAAACGTTTACTTTTATTTCTATTTCTAATCTTATTTTTATTTTTTACTCTGCGTTTAGATACCTTATTATTCATATATAAATAACTGATATTATTTATTATATAAATAAACAATTAATCCCGTAGCACCCATTACAACCAAAATATAAAGAATTTTTTCACGCCAGCGATAGTAATCTTTTAATTTAATATCCTTAGGTTTATATTCTTCGTAATATTTAAAATAAAATTCATTTAAGGTTATTTTGGGTTTTTCTAATTTTTCATTGATTTTATTATGAATAAAATGTAACCACTTAATAAATGATTCTCGAGAGTCTAAATATGCTGAAACTGGATATTCGTCTAATAATTTACTAAATTCGGAACCAATTACTTCATTTGGAATAAACAATGGCAAGTTTTGAACAAGTTCATAATACTTTTTTTTAGTAACGCTATTGGGATAATGAGGATAAGACATTCCTAATGTATGTAAAAAGAACCAGAAATGAGGTCCCCATACAGTTGGGTCTAAACGTGGAACAAGATTATTCGGAACAAGATTATTCGGAACAAGATTATTTGAAACAAGATTATTACTAGGCATTAGTTTAAAACAACATAAAAACAATACTCTTTAAACATATAGACAACCTAAATGAGTAAAAATACAATTTGTAATAATTGTGGCAAAATAGGCCATTTATTTCATCAATGTAAACTACCAATAACTAGTTATGGTATCATTTTATTCAGTCCATCAACAAAAGGACTACAGTTTTTAATGATACGTAGAAAGGACAGTTTCGGTTACATCGATTTTATTAGAGGAAAATATATTCCTAACAATCTAGAACAACTTCAACATATATTTAATGAAATGTCCATATACGAAAGAGAAAAAATAAAGAACAATGACTTTGAAACATTATGGAAACTCATGTGGGGAGAAACCATTTTGACAAGTCAATATAAAGGTGAGGAATTATCCAGCCAAAAGAAATTTGAAACATTAAAAAACGGTACAACTGATATAACACTGGATAAATTGATTGAAAATGTAACAACGTGTTGGAACGAAACAGAATGGGAATTTCCTAAAGGAAGACGCAATTTTCAAGAAAAGGACATAGATTGTGCTTTAAGGGAGTTTGAAGAAGAGACCGGATTGTCTAAAAAAGACATTACAGTCATAGAAAATTTAATGCCATTTGAAGAAATTTTTTTGGGGTCCAATCACAAATCATATAAACACAAATATTTCTTGGCCTATACAGACAAAACCGATGATATTTTACAAAATTATCAGAAAACCGAAGTTTCTAAATTAGAGTGGAAAACATTGGATGAATGTCTCACGTCTATTCGACCCTATCATTTAGAGAAAAAACAATTAATTATAAATATTAATAAAGTTTTACAAGAATATAGATTATATTAGCAATATATAATGAGTTCGAATAAGAAAAAAAGTGAAAAACAAGAACAAGTTATTATAGAAGAACCTATATTAGAAGAACAAGTTTTAGATGAGGTTTGTGACATTACTCAAATAAATAAATTGTATAACAAAAAATGTGGCAACAATAAAGCACAATTAGAAAGTGAATTGAAAAACAGAGAAGAATTAGACAAAAGACCAAATGAGGACCAGTATTTATATCCTACGCTAGACGACCCCAACTTTAATGTAAAAATAGCGCAAAAGAAGGAATTCGTCGATACCAAATATGACGGAACGATATATAGTGTAGAAGATTATGCTAAGGTGTTGAGCACCGCGGAATATGAGTTGTTACCGCAGCAAGCATTTGTTAGGAATTTTTTATCTTTTCAAACACCGTATAATAGTTTGCTATTATTTCACGGTTTAGGCTCTGGAAAAACATGTTCGGCTATAGGTGTATGTGAAGAAATGCGTGATTATCTAAGACAAATCGGCGTAAACAAACGCATTATTATTGTGGCCAGTCCCAATGTCCAAGACAATTTTAAATTACAGTTGTTTGATGAGCGTAAACTAAAAGAAGTCGATGGAATTTGGACGATGAAGGGGTGCTTAGGTAACAAATTGTTAAAAGAAATAAATCCCACCGGAATGAAAGGGTTAAAACGAGAAAAGGTAATCCAGCAAGTCAAAAATCTGATAAATGTTTCATATTCATTTCAAGGATATCTACAGTTTTCGAATGAAATTGTACGCAAGTCTGGAAAGACGGATGATTCTATGGAATCAAAGATACGTAATTTACAAGTAGCCTTTTCGGATTCTTTAATCGTAATCGACGAAGTGCATAATATCCGTATTTCAGATGATAACGAGAATAAAAATGTGGCGAAAAATTTAATGTTCTTGGTTAGCATTGTATCGAATTTACGGCTTTTATTGCTCTCGGCCACACCAATGTTTAACAGTTACAAAGAGATTGTTTGGTTACTAAACTTGATGAATATGAACGACAGACGAGGAATCATATCGGTTTCAGATATATTTGACAAGAATGGCAAATTTAAAGTGGACAAGGATGGCTATGAAATAGGAAAGGATATTTTAATAAGAAAGACGACTGGTTACGTATCTTATGTTCGAGGTGAGAACCCATACACATTTCCTTTTCGAGTATATCCCAATCGTTTTGCTTTAGACCATACTTTTAAAAGTGTAGAGGAGTATCCAAAGTATCAGATTAATGGAAAAAAGATTCCAAGAGAGAATAAGGCAGATAAATTGAGTTTGTTTTTGACAGCTATTGGAGAATATCAGCAAATGGGATACAAATATATAATTCATCGTTTAAGAAGTAGAGGTGATATAACAAAGGTTACTCGTGCTGGTAAGGAACGTAAAATGGCAACATTTGATTCATTAAAAGCATTCGGATATACTGATTTACAAATTCCGATTGAAGCGTTAAATATTGTGTATCCGTTTGACGGATTGGAAGAAATTGTTAGCAGAATACCTCAGATAGAATTTTCTAATGAATTTGAAAACGAAGAAGAACAAGAACAAGTTATATCTCCCATTTTGGCGCCAGAAAAAGAAATTGTAGCAGAAATCGATGATGTGATGAACGAAGGGCCTCAAATTTCAAAAGCTCCAGAAATTGTAAACGCAAATTCCGAATTGGAATCAGAACCAGCTATAACTGAAGGTGTAGAAGCGGATGAATCTGTATTTGACCAAGCGGTAGAACCCGATGCGAGTCATATACCTTCGATTCACCCTACACAAGAACAAATAATAGATTCCAAAGAAAACCCTAAAAAGAAGGCTAAAAAAATAGATTTTGAGATTACCAATCCGAATGAGGAAATCATAGAGCTTAAAAAAGAACTTGCCGAATGTAATAACAAGTTGGAAGAACACATGAAAGCTGAACATAATCCAGTAACAACTAAACCAGTAACAACTAAAAAAGTGGCATCTAAAAAAAAGAAGAAGGAATTACTGATAGAGCCTAGTATACAACCTATTAAAAAACAGACACCTAAATTGGTACCAAAAGCGACCTCTAAATCTAAAGCTAAATCAAATCCGAATGATGATGAAGGTTTACATATTGTGGAAGGGCTAACCCATACCAATTATCCAGATGAAAAAAACCCAATCAATAATTTTACAGAAGCTGAAGAATTTAAAGGAGGTGCTGAAGACGACGGGTTGAATTTCGACCCCAAGGAATTAACCGGTTCGCAAGGGTTAAGGCGAATTATGAATTTTGTAGATTCAAAATCGCCAGCAATAAAGGGACAATTTGAATACAAGAGAGGAGTTCCGCATGTATTTGATAAATCAGAAATAGGCAAATACAGTGGAAAAATACATAACATATGTAACTATATTTATAATCCCGAAACACAAGCGGTAGCGGAGGGTATTATATTGATTTACTCTTCTTACATAGACGCCGGAGTTATACCTATGGCATTAGCATTAGAAGAAATGGGATTTCAACGATTTGGTGAAAAAGCGAAAACATTGTTCAAAGATGCGCCTAGTCCAGCAGTCGATGTTCGAACTATGAAGCCTCCAACAAATAGAAAAGATTTTAGACCGGCTCGTTATGTGATGATTACTGGAGACACCCGTATATCACCAAACAATGACGCGGATGTAAAAGCCATAACAAGCAATGACAATATCTTCGATACAGACAAAGACGGGAATTTAATTGATATTTCGGGCGAAAAAATAAAGGTGGTTATTATTTCACAAGCGGGATCAGAAGGCTTGGACTTTAAAGCCATACGCCAAGTTCATATTTTGGAACCATGGTATAATGTAAACAGAATAGAACAAATCATTGGAAGAGCCGTTAGAAACTTTTCCCACAAAGATTTACCTTTTTTCAAAAGAAATGTACAGATATTTTTATATAGCACCATTTTACAAGATGCTGAAGAGGAAGCCGCTGACTTATACATTTATCGTATCGCTGAATTAAAAGCAGTTAAAATAGGTAAAGTGAGTCGACTGTTAAAACAAACCGCAGTTGATTGTATTATCAATCACGACCAGACCCAGTTTACATCAGAGAACTTCAATAAAATAGAAGAAAATCAAGATATTTATCAAGTATTATCCGACCATCAGAAATTAGACCATTTTGTAATTGGAGACATGGATAACACACCTACATGTGATTTTATGGAATGTGAATTCAAATGCTTACCCGATTTAAAATTGGAAGATTCTGAATTAAATACTGATACATACAATGAGACATTTATGCTTGTTAATTCAGACAAAATAATTCAAAAAATCAAATCCTTAATGAAGATGCGTTATTTTTACAAGAAAAAGGATTTGCTTCAATTAATTAATATCCCCAAACCATATCCCATTTCTCAGATATATGCTGCGTTAACGCAGATTATAGAAGACCATACCGAATATATAACGGACAAATATGGGCGTACTGGTTATTTAATTAATATAGGCGAGTATTACTTGTTTCAACCCAGTGAATTAAATTACAATAATATTTCTGTTTTTGACCGTTCGGTACCTATTGATTTTAAACACGAAATGATACGTTTTGAATTTAAACCTAATATAACTGAAAAATCCCAATTAGAAACAGATATAATCGAGAAAGTTGAACCGATTGAAGATATTAAGGGTAAAACTGTATTGGACAATATGTTTGCTAACTATAATTTAGCGTTGAGCAGTCACAAGGTAGAAAGAGGAAACGATAATTGGTATCAACATTCTGGTATAGTGATAAGAAAAATGAGCAAAGAAAATGAAATTATACCAGCCGATTCTGAAAAAGAGCGATTAGAAATATTGGAACAGTTTTTAATAGAACATATCGTTGATAGTTTGATGATGGACGAAAAAGTTGATTTATTAAATTATATTTACGCAAATAGGGATGTTAGTATTACGAATTCTATATTGAAGCGATTTTTTGGAAAGGCAAAAAGGTATATATTATCTAAATTAATTTCGGCAAAAGGATTAACTGGAATTGTTACATTTGACGGACCGTCGCGTGTTGAAAATCTACATATATTTGTTTTAGATGGAGAACGTTGGACAAGCGCAAGCCCAGAAGACAAACGAGATTTAGGAGAAGCTATTCTTAAAAAATATAGGTTAAAGAATAATCTCAACCATTATGTTGGTTTTATTGGATTCGAAACTAACAAAAAATATATGGTATATAAGTTAAAAGATACACATAATGAACGCAGCACTGGATTCAGATGCGACCAATCGGGTAAGGAAAAGATTATAAAGATATTAAATGAGGTGGAAGCAGATGAACGTTATATTTCCAAGGTTACCAAAGAAGGAGCAATTGAGTTATGTGTAAGGCAAGAGTTAACATTAAGAAGCCTTGAAAACCAAAAGCTAGAGGGTAAAACATGGTTCTTGGATACTGAAACCGCAATTATCAATGAATTTGAAAAAAAAGAAAAGGGTAAATAGAATATTATTAGATATAATACAAAATTGTGGAATTTTATATTATCAATATTTATCGATTTTTTGTTTCAATTTTACTAAATAAATAAAATTGAAAAATTATTAAAAGAATAATAATATATTAATAATATAATGGAAACGGCTATCAAAACTAAAGGTAAATATAGACAAAGAGAAACAAAAGCGGTTTATAGTCCATGTCAAATTACTAAAAATGTTATCTTGCCTATGACTGGAATAGGTAAGAATCTTCAACAAACATTAGAGACGACTATATCTAAAATGATTGGTGGAAAATGTATTGTTGAAGGTTTTGTTAAGCCCGATTCTATCAAAATTATTACATTCTCTAGTGGAATTGTCAAGGGCGAAAAAATAGTATTTGATGTTGTATTTAATTGCGAAGTTTGCTATCCCGTTGCCGGAATGAACTTGACTTGTATTGCTCGGAATATAACCAAAGCGGGAATCCGAGCAGAAAGTGCCGATGAAAACCCTAGTCCTTTTGTACTTTTCATTGCTAGGGATCATTATTTTGCGAGCGAGTATTTTAATTCCATTGAAGAAAATGAGAAATTTACAGCACGAGTTATTGCGCAACGTTTTGAATTAAACGATAAATATGTTTCTATTATTGGTGAACTCGTACCTCTTCCAAGAGAAAATAAAAAGGACATGAAACCTCGTCTTGTAATGGAAGTATAATCTAATAATTATTTGAAATCTGATTATTTTTTTCTATTTCACCGACACGTCCTCGGTTCAAAATATTTTTTTCGATTCTTTTTGGCTGAAAATATTGAATTACTTTGTCCACAATTAATTCTGTATTAGAATTACCACATGTAAATACGTCGAGCGCAATATACTTATGCTCCGGCCACGTATGTATACTTAAATGGGATTCGGCTAATAAATATAGTACTGTAAATGCGCCTTTGGTATCAAAATTATGCCAAGATGTATTCAACATCGTAATGTTCGCTTCGGTAAATATGTCATTTATAAATCGGTCCCATATTTCAAGTTGCTCCATAGTTGAATTTACCTTGATTAATGATTCCATATCCACATCAAACATGTCTACTATAATATGTTTTCCTAAAGACATTATATAATTTATTTCGGTTTTATATTTATATTTATATTTATATATTTATATAATTATTATTTTTGATAATTATAATATAT